CAAGTAGCGGCTACAGAGGCGGCTATTGATGCACAGATCGCAGAGAAAGCTACGCCTACGTCTGGCACTGGTGTTTCTTGGTAATCTAATGAATGGATCCTCTTTCTTTAATTGCTATGGCGTCTACAACCTTCAAAGGTATACAGACGCTAGTAAACAGAGGTGCTGAAATTGAGGCTGTGGCTCAGAAGCTGGGTGCTTGGTATTCCTTTGCTGCTGACATAAGACAAGCAGAAAAAGAAGCTGAGAGTCCCGGTGTATTCAAGAAGTTATTTGATGGTAACACCGTAGAGCAACAAGCACTCAATAGCGTTATAGCTAAGAAAAAGCTAGAGGAGCAAGAGAAGCAGATAAGAGAACTCATTGTGTGGTCATACGGAGTTGAGACGTATCAAGAGATGATAATGTTAAGACGTAAGATTAAAGCACAAAGAGAAGAGGTAATATATAAGCAACGCAAAAGGCAACGTATGTTACTAGATAGTTTCTTGTTGTCTATAGCCGCTATCGTATCAGCAAGTATTATTTACGGTACGATAACTATCATCAAAGGTGCATGAGGATGGCAGATCAAGGTATGAAAGAGGTAATGGATACAGTTTCTGTAGCAACTGGTGTTGGTGCCTTGGCTGGCGTACTGCCTTCCTTAGCTGCGTTGTTGACACTNGTGTGGACAGGTATACGCATCTGGGAAACAGACACGGTGCAAAGCTGGCGTAACAGAGGNAAGTCNNNAGTGTGGCAAGCACTCATTAGTCCTATTGCTGGACTCGCTAAGACTTGGATGAGCAATCGTCACGAGCAATCACAAGCTAAACATGTAGCTAAGATGCAAGTGATACAGAACACAGCGTCTTGGGAACAGCACATGGCACAGGCTAGTGCTAACTCGTGGAAAGACGAGTGGTTCACAGTAGTCCTGAGTGCGCCTGTGATAGCAATTATGTGGGGCGTAGGTATGAACGATCTTGATATCATTGGTCGCGTAGGCGTTGCNTTTGCAGAGCTAGGAAAGCTACCTGAGTGGTATCAATATCTTTTGTACGTTGCAGTCACAGCCAGCTTTGGCATACGTGGTGCTGATAAGCTGATGCAGCTAAAGGGTGGTAAGTAGCCGTGGTTAAAATAACAATAAATCCAAATAATCCAGACTTTGATTTTTGGGATTTTGTTCAGCAGTATCTTGCTGCCGGTTTTAATCCACTTGGCCCTCAAGGATCATCTAATCCAGAATACAAAACACTAGAAGCCTATCTTAGACATCTTTTTGGTGATCTTCCCGAAGGTGCTGTTGATTGGGCTTCTTCTGATTTAAACGGTGATGGATTTAACGACCTCTATGCTATAGATGCTGACGGTAATGCACACACTGTATACGGCTATGACAGTGACGGTATAACAGAATCCACAGAGTTTAATGAGTGGCAGTACAACAGTTTTATTGACGAGTTTGAAGAAATTTTATCTTCTGAAGATCCTTCTTCTGGGGCACAAGAGCTTTTTGAACGTTACGAAAATTACGGAATAGCTGACAACACGTTTATACAAAACTCTTTTAGCTTTACAAGCCCAGAACAAATCATAAACAGGGCTATTTTAGGTGACAGCGATATTGGCGTAAAAGTTGACATATGTAGCACTACAGTTACAACTAACTGTGTTGACCCTAAGGCAATTAACGATTTATGGGAAGACTTTGGTAGACACATACAAGTAATATTTAAAGGTCTTCAAATTCCGGGTTTACCTGATGGTTGCCTCTTCCGGGAATTATGAGTCTACCAACTATTGGAGAAATATGGGACAAAATTACTGGGCCTTTTAACGATGCAGCTAGGGACCAGTTAAGAGACTGTATGTCCAAAGACGACGACGGCGACGGCGTTGCTAACACAGCCTCTTACTGCATGGAAAACAGGGACATTGCCGGTATTATTACTCAAGGTATACTTGATGGTACTGGTGACATAGTTGACGCTACAACAGAAGCAGTACAAGGAATAGTAGACAAAGCCCTAGAAACTCTTGATTGTGTTAAAGACCCAGCGGCTTGCGCCGGTAAAATTAAAGGTATTCTTGAAGGCGTCATTGGCGGTGCTGACCCAACTCAACCGGGACTTCCACCTTGGATGAGGGCTATTATTATTGGTTCTCAGTACGGCGATAAGATACTCAAAGAGCTAGAAAAACTATTTAATCAAGACATTAACGGTGATGGAACTATTGGTATAACAGCCACTGAAGACTACGACTGTTCTCAAGCTGGTCGTGAGCAAGTAGAAGGAGCAACAACAGCAAACGATTGTGGTGCTTGTACTGAAGTAGCAGAAGATAATACACCGTTTGAGGTTAATCCAACTACAGGTTTTTGTGAAGACCCTACTATAGATGATCCCTCGTTAACTGAACAAGAACAACTGTGTAAAGACACAGGTAGAAAGTACGATGACTTAAATGACGTTTGTTTAGAAGAGTGTGATAATCCTCAGTATAAAATTGGTGCCGACGGTGATTGTGGGCCTCCAGACTCAGTAGAACAGTGTACAGACCCGCATAGAGAAAAAAACGAAGATGGCTCTTGTGGAGTTAAGTGTACTGACGGAAGTGATGCTGTAGATGGTACACTTTGTCCTGATCCAAACGCTACACCCACAGGACCAGACGGTATCAAGTGTGAAGACGGTTATCCAGAAGGTTCTCTAACTTTTGCACTTCAAGATCAACAAACGTGGTGGAAAGGCAACTGCGGAGAATACTGCAACGACGGAACTCTAAGACCTGAAGATGGAGTCTGCGAGGGCGAAGGTGGTAACGGTCCTGACGACCTGTGTGACGACGGTTCTGAGCCTTTTTATATTAATTTTGACGATGACAAAGATGGGGCTTTTACAGACCCTCGTGACGGAAAAAGCTATACCTACGATCCTTGCGACCAAACTCAGCCACCTGTTGAAGTATCCGGTCCTGATGATGGCAACGATGAGTGTCCCGACCCAAATCAAGTACGCAGAGGCGGCATCGCTGGTGCAACTTGTGTAACAGTAGGTCAAGTTTGTTTTGCGGAGCCTAGTAAATATCCCGGAGACTCTACAACTACACAGCAAGGACAGTACAGCACAGAAGGTTTCTGTATTGATGTCAGAGGTGGTCAATGTACAAACGGTAATACACCTGAGTATTTACCTGAAGATACTGACCAAGATGGTGCTTTTTTCTACGACGGTGATTCAATTACCTATGACCCGTGTGCAGACGACCTTTCCAGTTCTATGTACTGGACACCGGCTCCTGAGTTAGTGTGTAACGATGAAAACGCAGACCCGCCCGCAGGTGACGACGGTGGCTGTGGTCCTTGTAAGAGTGATTATGCCAAGCCAGAAGGGTACGACGTTTGTACTTCAATAGTAGATATATGTGCTGCACAAAATGTTCCCGGCTACGGACCAGACGATGCGCCGTGTAAAGACATAGACACCACAGATCCATGTACACAAGCAGACCCTAACTCTCAATCAGATGGACAAGGTGGCTGTGAGTGTAAAGAGGACTACGTACCGGATAACGACGAAAACAGCGAAACTTTCGGCAAATGTGTGCCATCAAAACAAGAACCACAGGAGTTGTGTAGCGACGAAAATGCAACTAATAACGGAGAACTAGGACCGTGTGTTTGTCCTGACGGCTTTACAGTAAGCAAGGACGGTAAAGCCTGTATTTCAGTTGGTCTTCCTCCAGAAACTTGTAGCGACCCTAACGCTGTCAACGACGGACAAGACGGGCCTTGTGAGTGTAAGCCCGGATTTAGTAAAGACCCAGAAACACTCTTGTGTGTTGGAGGAACTCCTAGCTGTGACAACGGAGCTACCGAAGAGTCTGGGTGTGATACGTGTCCAGACGGTACTAGCGTTCTTGAGTACGAAGACGGAATCTGTCCTAGTACTACAGAAGAGTGCGATAACGGAGCTACTGACTTCCCTGCTTGTACTACGTGTCCTGAAGGTCAGTCACTGAACGACGAAGGTCTTTGTGTTACTATTGGCGAGCCTCCTGTAACTCCTCCCGCTGGTGGTGGTGGCGGTGGTGGCGTCGGCGGTGGCGGTATGTTTGATCCGTTTGTAGCTGGCATAAACTACACAAAACAGGCTGTACCAGAGCCTCCAGCACCACCACAGAAGGACTACATGGCTGAACTAGACAACATAATTAAACGAAGTTTGTTTGAGGGCATGGCATAAGATGACATATTTAAACTTAGTAAACAACGTCCTCAGACGCTTGCGTGAAGACGAGGTGTCTAGTGTACAAGATACAACCTACAGTAAACTGGCGGGTGACTTAGTAAACGATGCCAAGAGAATGGTAGAGGACGCTTGGGATTGGTCAGCACTCAGGACTACCCTGACTGTTACCACATCTGCTGATATCTTTAACTACGTACTCACTGGGTCACAAAACAGGATCAAGGTACTAGACGTACTCAACGATAGCTCTAATTTGTTTATGAGTTATCAGACAGCACACTGGTTTAACGATGCGTACCTTAACCAGAGTCCCGTATCAGGCATACCTGAGTACTACACGTACAACGGTGTTGACTCTAACGGCGATACTCAGGTTGATCTGTATCCTAAACCGGATGACACGTACACTATTAGATTTAATTGCATTTTAAGAGGGGATATTAAAGACGCTAATGGAAACATTATTTATGCTGGTGAGTTAGTAAACGACACAGATCAGTTAGCTATCCCTGCTCAACCTGTGATACACCTTGCAGTAGCTTTGTTAGCTCGTGAGCGTGGTGAAACAGGCGGTACATCAGCACCTGAGTACTTTGGTATTGCTGATAAGTTTTTGTCTGATGCGATTGCTCTGGACGCACAGAAGCACCCTGAAGAAACCATCTGGTACACTCCGTAGGAGCCTGACGTATGGCACAGCCGCTACAAAGTATTAACTTAGTTGCTCCTGCGTTTAAAGGAGTCAACACAGAAGACTCTCCTATTGCACAGGATCCGTCTTTTGCTGAAATCGCTGATAACGCTGTGATTGACAAGCGTGGGCGTATTGCTGCACGTAAGGGAGTAGACCTGTTAACTGCTGTAAACACACCTCTAGGTTCTGACTACGCTGTTAAGCTGCACCACTTTTATGATGACGCAGGTAACGAGGAAGTCTTTGTCACAGGTAACAACAAGATATTTAAGACTGCACAGACGACTAACCCTGATGACACGCTGACAGACATTACTCCGGGTTCGTACACAATAACCGCAGACAACTGGAAAATAGTAAACTTTAACGATAAGGCTTACTTCTTTCAACGTGGGCAAGAGCCTCTGGTGTACGACAACGCGACAGGACTCAGGACGTTTGGTACAGCAAC